CGATTGCATGTCCTTGTTTTAAAGTTGCAAATTTACCTGGTGCCATTAGCTCTAAATCACCACCTTCAAATTCTGATGGGTCGTTTAATAATAATGTCATAGATATCTTTCTTACAGGTGGTTCATGTTGCATATTCACATCACAATCCATATGCCAATCATAAAACCCTCCTTCTGGGTACTCTGTAAACTGTGCATTTTCTGTAACTCTAATATCTCCAAAACCAAAATGATTTTCATTACATGTCTGTATAAATTTATCTAAGTCTCTATACATTGGTTGCATTTCTTGAAACGGAATCCAACTAACTGTTGTAACTCTTTTTTTTGTATCTGTTCCACCACCTGGTTTGCCCATGCCCACTTTTGCTTGTTGTGGTGGTTGACGTCTACCACACTCTATAATTTGTCTACATTGTTCTGGTGTAAACAATGGTGTTGTTGTTTGTATAATCCAGCTCTTCCATTTAGGTTCTGTTATTATTTGGTTTTCATACATTATGTTACTCCTCTGTTTTCTATGGGATCATATTTTACATCCATGTTTGCTGCTAGTGTTCTTCTAAAACCTGGTCCATTAAAAGGATAAACAGAGTGTCTCATGTCGTACGGAAAAATATAAAAATCTCTTTCTTTAACTTCAGGAGAATAATCTATTTTTGCAAACTGACCGTTTGCTGATCCTAGTATTTGTAATCTTCCATTCATAGGTACGTCACTTGCAGAATATTCTTCTCCAAAAGACTCTGGTAATTTTAAAATCATGACACTAGACAGACCTGTATACAACGATCCCTGGTGCACATGCACTGGGTTATATTCGTGTTGTTTCATTTGATTTATCCAAATAGAATTAAGATGTAGTTGATAATTTTTTATTTTATTCCAATTTAAATAATGAATAAATTGTTTTTCAAACCAACCTAAAACATCGTGTGTTAATAAATTATGACTATGCATTTTATCATTCTTTTCACCATTAAAAAATAAACTATGTTCGTTTTGTATTTTACCGACTAGTTGTTTATTTGCAGGGGGTAGTTGCGAAAACTTTGTTTCATAAACATGATTGATAGTATTATATATGTCTAAAGGCACTTGGTACTTTAAAACAGATTGACCTAAAAAAACAAAATTAAAATTTGATGTGTCCATATTTTTGTCTTATCCTTTCTGGAATTTTTTCTATGTAAGGGTTGTATACCTTTCTAATTTTACCATCAAATAATTTATGCATATTCTTTCCTACTATCTCATCGTCATAGCCTATACCATTAATATTTATTTGTTTCAAGTTTTCAAAATAATGTGGGTAATATGGTTCTTCTAAAAAATTATATATTTTTTTAAACTCTTGTTCTGGGTTTGTAACAATGTCATCATATTTTACATAGTGACACATATCAGGATAATTATGTGAGTTTTTAATCGCCTCTAATTCTTTTGCAACCGCACCATCAACACTCATTAATGCTAGTAATTTTTCTTCATCGTTTTTGTGATCATATCTATTTATAAATGCATCAGGGTTTTCTGTATACCACTGCATATAACTTGCCAACACATCCATTAGATCTCTAAGTAATACAATACACTTAAAAGATCTTTTAAAATGTTTTTGCATTAAATGTAAATTAGGAGCGGTCATTACAGGACCCCTATCTATAATTATTCTTTGTGGCCAATCTTTGTAATAGTTATCGTACACCATATCTAATACATTATCTAAAGATCTGTAGTCTGGATAATTTAAAAATACATCTGTATTTTTTAACAAATGTAAATCTTTCATAATCTCTAATGTAATAGAATTAGCAGTGGCTGCTATTTCTGGGTTTTGATTCATTACTGAGGCAAACAAGGTATTACCTGACCTTGGCATTGCAACTAAGAAAAAAAGTTTTTTATTTGTCTTTTGCCCCGAGGTCACTGGTCAATTGTTCTTTCTTGTTGTAAATCATCTCTCCTGATTTTTTAACTCTTTCTATTGTTTGTAATTGTCCTAATACATTAAAAACTTCAGGTTGACTTGATCCTTGAGTTAACGTCTCTGCTTTGTTTTTCATAATTAAATGATACGAATCTAATTGGTGTCTATTAACATCTTGAGTATCAAACGATCCGTCATCAAATTCTTTTTTTAATGTAGACCAAAGTTTAATTTCTCTCATTCTATCTTTAGCAATTAGTTGCATATTAGCTAAACCATACCTAGCTTCATCTAAATCAATTGTATACTTTTCTAATTTGTATTCATCTTTTTCTGTATCAATCTTTTTTTCTAACCATTTAACTTTTGCTTCTTGTCTTCTGCAATCAAAAGATAGGTTCATTAAGTTTTCTAAAAATACGTTTTGTTCTCTGACACACTGCCAATACTTTGCAGCTTTTGTTGGATACTTCGCATCTTGCAACACAGACATTCTCATTTCTGTCTCTGTTCTAAATACTTGTTTCTTGGTCCATGTGTCACGAAGCTCGGCTGTCATAGCCTTAAACTCTTTTACGTCTTCTGGGTCCAATAAGTTATTTAAGCTTGGTGCTTCTTTTTCAATTAATGCATGTATGTTACGTTTTTCTGTCATATTACTCCTTTATACTTTCGTTAGTTAATATATACTTTATTAACTAGTTGTCAATGTTACAGCAGTTTCAGTATCTGTTGCTCCTGTAAATTCTTCTGTTATAGTTTGATCTGACCCACCATCTCTACCACCAAAAAATATAGCTGAAGCTGATGTTGCACTAGATCCTCCTGACCCTGATCTTCTTCCTGTTGCAAGACTAGGTCTTGCGCTCCAAGATGTGCCATTATATTCTTCTACTATGGCAGCATCTGGATGACTAGGTGAATCTCCTGCAATGGCATAAGCCGCTGTTTGTAAAGCACCATCTCCTCCTGAATACATATTTCTTGCATTATTCATGCTTCCTCCAGATGTCCAATTAGTGCCATCGTATTCTTCTGTATTAGCATAATAAGTGCTAGCTGGATAATCAATTCCTCCAAATGTAACTCCTGCTGTCTGTGTTCCAGCACCACTGCAGCCCATTCTAGCTTGACTCATTGTATTACCGCTTGTCCAACTAGATCCATTAAATTCTTCAGATGTGTTTCTTACACCTGCAGGACTAAAACCTCCATTAACTAAAGCAGCATTGTAGGTAGTTCCTAGACCAGAACATAAAGCAGTTGAAGTATTCATAGAAGGTGTAGCTGTCCAAGAACTTCCGTTATATTGTTTACTTGTTGTAGAATTAGCTCCACCTGGTCCTCCACCAAAAATTAAAGCGGCGGTTTGTGTGCCAGCTCCCCCAGAATTACCCATGTCTGTCCCAAGTGATCCTCCTGATGACCAAGATGAGCCATCATATTCATATGAAGCTTGAGTTTGTCCTGGTGTTCTTGAACCCATACCTATAGTTGCTGTTGGTGTTCCTGCTCCAGTTAGCCCATTGTTAGCTGATGGTAATGCACCGCCACTAGCCCATGCTCCATTTGTTATAACACTTGTGCTAAAATTATATTCTTCTGTTGCAGAAAGAAATGGATTATTACCACCCCAACAAGCTATTGCGTTTGTTGAAGTTCCAGCACCACCAAGATAACCTCTACCCTCGGATAGATTACCTGCAGCTGTCCAAGCGCTACCGTCATAACTTTGTGCTAATGTTTGTAATGCGCCTCCAGGTTTTGTTAATCCTCCAAACATTAAAGATGCTGTTTGTGTTCCAGCAGTTGAACCTGCTGTTGAATATCTACCTGCACCTAAACTATCAGATGTAGTCCAAGAAGTGCCGTCATAATTTTCTGTAACAAGAATCATTGTTGAAGGATTTGTTCCTCCAAAAGCAAAAGCTGCTGTCTGTGTCCCTGATCCTGCTAAACCAAATCTAGCTGAATTCATACTACCACTAGATGTCCAAGAAGATCCACTATACTCTTCAGTGTTTGCTACTGCTGCTGTAACATACCCACCAAATATAGCAGCGGCTGTTGATGTTCCTGCACCAGCCAAAGCTCGTCTTGATGTACCGATGTTTGGCATGTTAGACCAAGAGGTTCCATTATAAGATTCTGCAGCGTTTGTGTTAGGTGGTGTAAAACCTCCAGCTGCAAAAGCTGCAGTTTGAGGGCCCCCTGCTCCTGCAACACGTCTTGAAGTATTTAAATTGTTTCCTTCCGTCCAAACTGCTCCATTGTATTCTTCAGAACTGTTGTGTGTAGTTCCTGGAGATAAACCTCCAGCTTGAATAGCTGCTGTACTTGTACCTGATCCAAAGTTCTGTCCTCTAGCAGTGTTTGCAGTACCACCCGCTCTAAAACTACCAAATTTAATGAAAGCTTTGTTGACCCCTGTAGTCGAGTTATACCAAACCTGTCCCTCTAATGACGATTGTAACGTCGGATCAGAAGATAAATATTTTATCCTTGTGCCTGTTATATCCTGGTAGTCTGACATTAAAAATCCTTATGGAAGAATCACGTCACTTGGTCTGTTTTGATTACCTGGTGCAGCTTTTTCTTCATCAGACAATGCATCCCACGCAGCTTGTGCCGCTTGAACTTCAGCGTCGATCAAAGCTTGTGCTTCTGCTTTTGTCTTTTCAATGCCACCTTTTTCAGCTAACCACATAGCGCCATCGACGTTGTTTCCAACCATCCAGACGTTTGCAGGATAACCTCTAATAAAGAATTTTTGTCTGTCATTAGCAGTTATAAATCCTTTGCCAGTGTTTGTAGCTACTCCATATATAAAGTGTGTAGACATAGTTTCTTCCTCCTTTTAAATTATTATATATTATATGTTCGTTGTATCAACTGTTTTTATGTTCAATGCAGATGTTTCTCCAGTAAATTCTTCTGTTGTTGTTAAAGCTGTTCCACCAACATTAGCTCCAGCTGACATGAGAGCAGCGGTTGAAGTTCCTCCACCTGCTCCTGCTTGTCTTGCTGTAGCCATTGATGGTCTAGTAGACCATGATGTTCCATCATAGCCTAAAGTGGTCCCTGTTACACTATTTGGAGGGGTATTTCCAGAAAACATTAAAGCGTCTGTTTGTATTCCACATGCTGAAGCCAGTTTAGTTGCCGTTGGTAAAGCTGTTGCAGTTGACCAAGAAGATCCATTATATTCCTCTACGTTAGATAAATGTGGAGTAGGATTATTACCACCCATTGCAAGTCCTGCAGTTTGTACTCCACAACCAGCTACTCTTTCTGTAGGGTTGTTTAGATCTCCGCCAGCTGTCCAAGAGGATCCATCATATTCGTAAGATTCAGCTATGTATGTGCTGCTATACCCACCTATACTAGCAGCTGCAGTTTGTATTCCAAACCCTCCTAGTTGTCTCATAGCAACTGGTAAATTATTTTGTTCTGACCAAGAAGAACCATCATATTCTTCTGTTTCATTTTTATTATTATTTCCAGGATCAACTACTCCACCAAAACAAAGCGCTGCAGTTTGAGGTGCATTAGTTGCTTCACCTGCTGCATATCTTCCTGTGTTTAAAGTTGGCCCTGCAGTCCAAGAAGAACCATCATATAATTCAGTATTATTTTTATTATCTGCTCCACTAAAAATTATTCCTGCAGTTTGTGTTCCACTTCCTGCAGTAGTTCCTAAAGCAGTGTTTGTACTACCACCAGTTGCCCATGCTCCTGCAGTAAGTACATTTATTGAACTATTATATTCTTCTGTATCTCCGCCAGCTGTTCCTGGAGCTGTTCTAATACCAGACATATAAAGTCCAGCAGTGTTAGATCCTCCTATTCCTCCTGATGACGCAGAATTACCTAAAGAAGGTATGCTTGAAAAACTAGTTCCATCATATGAGTTACATGTTGTAACCAAAGTTGGTGGAGAAGTTGCTCCTCCTGCAAAAATAGCTGTTGTATTTGTTGCACCAAAACCCTCTATTCCACTAATTGTGAGTGGATAGTTAGTTCCTGTTGTCCAATTTGTTCCATCGTATTCTTCTACACTATTTACTCTACCAGGAGGAGTTACTCCTGCTACTGCTACTGCAGAAGTTTGAATACCTGCACTTCCAAAACTATATCTTGCTGTGTTCATACTATTTACATTTGTCCAAGAAGATCCATTGTATTCTTCTGTATTAGCGACAGATGTTGTTGTGTATCCACCAAAACCTAACCCTGCTGTTTGAGTTCCGTTTCCACCACCATCATAACGAGCTGTATTTAAATCTGTTTCACTACCCCAAGACGATCCATCATATTCATAAGATTCAGCAACGTGTGTTGATGGGTTAGATAAACCCATAAAAGCTAAAGCTGCAGTTTGTGTACCAGCTCCTCTAATTTCTGCAGTTGCAGTAGGTAAAGCGCCACCTGATGAAAACCCAGAACCATTATATTCCTCTGTTGCAGTTGAAAAAGGCGTAGCTCCACCAAATATTAAACCAGCTGTTTGAGAACCTTGATCAGCTGAACCCATTCCATAACGAGCTGTGATAACAGGACTACTGCTTGACCATGCTTCTAGATTAACAACATCTTTAAATTCACCTGTTGTAGAATTGAACCAAATCTGACCTTCTGCCTCAGCATTATCAAGATTAGTTGATACTACTTTAATTCCTTTTCCTACTATTGCTTTATAATCTGTCATAATTTTAAACTACACTAGTTGTTAATTGTCTTACATTTAATGATGTTGTTTCTCCAGTAAATTCTTCTGTTTCAGCACCCGTAGGGTATTTTCCAAAAGCTAAAGCTAATGTTTGAGATCCAGCTCCAGCCAAATAACCTCTTGCTGTAGACATAGAGGGTCTTGTAGACCAAGACGTTCCATCATAACCTTCAGTGGAACCTGTTCCTGCGGCAGGCGCCCCTGGACACCCACCAAAAGCTAAAGCTGCAGTTTGTGTTCCTGCTCCGTTAGAGCCTGCTCCAGTTCTTCTAGCAACTATTAAATCTCCTGACTCAGACCAAGTTGATCCATTGTATTCTTCCGTAGCTCCAGTGTTAGGAGGTCCACCTCCAAAAGCTAAAGCTGCTGTTTGAGTTCCAGATCCAGAGCTAATTCTTCTAGCTGTATTTAAAGCTCCACCGTTAGTCCAAGAGGTTCCATCGTATTGTTCTGTTGCATCAGAAACACTTCCTGTAAATCCTCCATAAGCTAGTCCCGCAGTTTGTGTTCCTGTCCCTCCAATACTACGTCTACCTGTTGATAAATCATTTTGTTCAGACCAAGAAGTACCGTTATATTCTTCTGTTTCAGTTTTAGTTCCAGGGCCACCACCAAAACCTAAAGCTGCAGTTTGAATACCTGCTGCACCTATTGTATATCTTGATGTTCCTAAATCATTTTGTTCAGACCAAGTAGAGCCATTATACTCTTCTGTTTTTCCTGATGGTGCTGAATCATAGCCGCCAAATGCTAATCCAGCTGTTTGAGTTCCTGTTCCTCCAAGAAAATATCTACCTGTATTTAAACTACCACCAGTTGCCCATGCTGCAGCTGTGATTACATCTGATGATTGATTATATTCTTCTGTGTTTGATGTTTTTGCAGGACCACTAACGTTTCCTCCTACAGCTAAGTACGCATTGTTTCCTCCATCTCCACCTAAATTATTTCTACCTGAAGCTAAAGACGCTGGTGATGTTGTATATGAAGTTCCATCATAGGATTCTGTAGCTGAAAGAGTTGTTGGAGAACCAGTTCCACCAAACAATAAAGCTGATGTCTGTATACCACCTGCTGCTGCGCCGTATCTAGCTGTATTTATGGTATTGCCTGCTGTCCACGAGGAACCATCGTATTCTTCTGATGAATTTCCTATTGGTCCTACAGATAATGGATAACCTGATCCACCTAATGCTAAACCAGCAGTTTGTAATCCTGCTGCTCTAATTCTATTTCTACCTGTATTTAAACTACCACCAGTTGTCCATGAAGAACCGTTATATTCCTCAGTGGCATTACTTGGAGATATTGGAGGATTAAGTTGTCCACCACATATAAAAGCGGCTGTTTGTGTTCCATCACCACCTTGTGTATATCTGCCAGTTCCCATTGTACCACCAGCAGTCCAACTTGATCCATCATATTCAAAAGAAGCATCCATACCTGGTGGAGAAGATTTACCACCAGTTGCAATAGCTGCTGTTTGAGTTCCGCCTTTACTCATTTCAGATCTTGCTTCTGGTAAAGCACCACCAGATGACCATCCGCTTCCATTATACTCTAAAGTTCTTGTGGTAGCTGATCCATCATTACCACCATAAGCAACCGATGCTGTTTGAGTCCCTGCGTTTGCAATCCCTGTTGTAGCAGCTGGTATTGCCGCGGAACTTGACCACGCTTGAAGTTGAGGCACACCTTTTAATTTTCCTGATGTAGTATTATACCAAATTTGACCATCTAATGGATTTGATGGATCTGAACTGACCTTTTTTATTTTTTGGCCTACAAGAGATCTATAGTTAGTCATCTAGTCTCCTTAATTATTCTTTAACAGCCAGCCCTGTGTTCCGTCTACGTATACTAATGTGTTTGCTGCTCTTTCTGTTGCAACCGTTAGATTGTTAGTTGAACCTACGATTTTTTCTGAACCATTTGAATCTACAGTTAAATTATTTGTATCAAAAGTTCCTGCGTAATCAATAAAAGCTACTTCATCACCGATACTACCTGCAGGTAAATTCATAGTAATTGCACCAGATGATGTATCAATAAAATAACCTTCACCAGCTACTGCTGTGAAAGTAGAAGTTTTTACTGCTTGCCATGAAGTACCGCCTGATACTTCAGCAAAAGATAACTGTCCAACACCTGTTGTACCTGAACCAGATACTGATGCTACTTTTAAAAATCTGTCTGCTGTTACATTTCCAGTTGGAAACTTAAGTTCATACGACTGCCCAGAGCTATGTGGGGGTGACGTAAGTTTAATCCCGTGGGAGTTAGATTCACAATTGAGCTGAATTGAACCTGGGTTTGTTGCACCAAGAACTTCTATAAGACCTGTTCCTTTAGGTCCAACTTTTAAATTTATGTTGGAATCACCACCAGTTGCTTGAATAGATGGTGCATTACCTGTTGCAGCGTTCGTTATATCTAATTGGTTTACCGCAGATGAAGTTGTTTGAAATACTATTTGTTCGTTTCCATTTTCATCATTAATTCCATGTGCATCGTCAAATGCAATATTAAAATCGTTTGTATCTAGATCACCACCAAGTTGCGGGGATGTATCATCTACAACATCTCCACCAGTTTGAACTTCTATAATATCTGGATTTGTGCCATCGTTTGCTGTAGCAAAAACAATTGCTGTTTTTTTATTTGTAGCTGAAAAAGTAAATGTAGATCCTGAACCCGATGCATATTTAAACTGTACAGTATAAGCACCTGAAGTCGAGTTTCTTAAAATATAAAAATTTTGTACATCTAAAGGTATTGTTACGATTTGATTTCCTGTAATTGTCCCCGTAAAATCAATCATTCTATGAGCCATTACAGCTCCAGTAGAGCCATCAGAAACAGAAAGTGCTGTTGTTTGTGCTCCACCTGCAATTGATTGTGCAGTAAATCCACCAGCGATTTGTTCAATAATTTGTAAATTAGTATTAGTTTTCGTACCCCATGTACCGGCGTTTTCACCAGTTGCTTGAAGTTCAATACCTAAAGGCGTATATGTTGATGCCATAAATTATCTCCTATGCAGCGTCACTATAACTTGTATTTGATCCAGTTGCAACATCTGAATAAGTGTCATTCGAGCCTGTTGAAACATCACTATAAGACGTATTAGAACCAGTGTCAACATCTCCATATGCAAAGATATTAACGGTTCCTATATTAAATGTAGCAGATTGACCAGTTAATCCAACCTGCATATCAGCTAAAGATATTGATCCTACACTAGAGCTAAATGACTGACCTGTTAATCCTAGTCCCTCCTCTATTGTTAAAGACCCAACACTTGATGTAGCTGATTGACCAGTTGGTTGAGCAACAGCTCCTCCCAGTCCAACTAGAGACCCTAAACTGAATGATGCAGATACACCTGTTAACTGTGCTGTAGCATTTGGTATTGTAACAGTTCCTAAACTAGATGTTATTGATTGACCTGTTAACGTAGCTTCTTGTGATGATATACCTTGTGCTGTTCCTTGAGCTGAAGTTATAGATAAACCAGATGGTAAAACTGTTTCGTTTGGTGCTTTTGCTGTCCCTTGTGATAAGGTCATTGACTGACCAGTTAAACCAAGGGTCATATCATTTGGTGTAATTACACCAATAGAAGACGTTATAGCACTTGATGTTAAACCTTGTGTTTGATCTCTTGGAGTTATTGATCCAACAGAGAACGATGCAGATATACCCGATACAACTACAGGATTGAAAGCTGCACCTTGTGAAGATGTAATAGACTGTCCTGTAAGACCTACAATAATGTCTGGAACTGTAGGCGATCCTATACTAGATGATATTGATTGACCGGTTAAGGTAATAACTTGATTAGAAGTTTGTCCCCAGGCACCGCCACCATTCCAGGCTTGTGCACCCCAACCTGTTTTTAAAGTTGTTGACTGATTCCAATTAGCCTGTCCGTAGGTTAATCGGCCCCATCCTGAAGTTGTCGACATGGTCGACCCCCTATGCTAATCTGATGATTGCGTTACTAGCGTCTGCTGCTGGAAATTCTATTTTAAACGTTCCGTTACTTGCTGTCTTGTCACCACCAAAAGCTATAACTGCAACAGCATCAGTTGTTCCCGAACCACCATCTGTTGTTGTGTTATAAATTAAAGCTCCGTTTGCAGTGAAAGAAGCTGATGTGTAAGTTACATCTGAAAAGTCTGTAAATGCAGTTGTTGAAGATAATGATACACCAGAGTTTGTTAAAGTTGCTCCACCCGCAGAGTATGCAGATCCTGACGTATTTGTAATTTCTTCTGAAGTTGAATAATCTGTAGTAGAAGCTCCTAAACTCGCATTACTATCAAATAATGCTAATTTAAAAGTGTGACCACCTGAAGATTCAAAGCTGTGCTTACCTTGTAAAAGCTCTTGTTTAAAGCTTGAACATATTGCTGATGATATTGCCATAATTAATCTCCTGTTATGGTGACGGAGAAGGAACTGCAATACGGACTGTGCCGTCTGTGTAGTCGTCCCTTTTACGTCTACCGAGTTGCTCTGCAGCAAACTTCTGTACTTCTTGTTTATACTTTTGTTCGTATAATGTCAACATATCCATTGGGCCTTTTAAGAAACCATATGCCTCTACTAAACACGCATATAATAGGCCGTTTGGAAAATTTAAACTAATATAATTAGTATCATTATTTTCTAAAAGATCAGGTGCTTTATCAAAGTGAACTCTAAATCTATATGTAGTATTTGGAACTGGAGCAAAAGCTATACGTCCAGATGTAGTGTCTGATTCTCCTGTAGCACCACCAAACATAGCATAGTATTTAGGCTGACCCTGAGCAGCGGAGGTTCCGGTTACATCCTGATACTCTTGTAAATATGTATAATCTTTTTTCTCTAGCCATCTATTAGCTCCCGTTGTTGCTGACCCATTAGTGTCATAAACTTGTATACCTCTAATAAATACAGCTCCCGCCGGACAGTTAATAGATTCTTGTCCAGCAACTAAATTACCTAATTGTTGTCTTCGATTTGCGTCTATAGGAATATCTCTAAATATTTTATATTGAGCATTTAAAATAATATTTTCTAACACACTGTCTGATAACACAGTTGAGTCTACTTCTGTGTAGCTTTTTATTTGTGTTTTTAATCCTGATGCACTTAGTCCTGCCATTATGCTGATAGTGTTACCGGTCCAGCCGATAAACTCCCTCCTCCAATATTTGTACTTGCAGTTGCTGTTCCAGCAGCTGTAAATGTATAATTATTAGCATCAACTTTGGTAATTGTAAATCCCGCAGATTTATTAATATCTGCTGTAGTTATACCAAAAGAACCTACTCCGTTTCTAAATCTCACCGTGTCACTTGTAGATCGACCATGGTTTTCTTCAAATACAGTTACTGTCGTAGAACCATTTGTAATTTTAAAAGGATTTAAAGTTAAAACTCTAGCCACTTCAGGTTCTGTTCTATCCGGTCTTGCATTTAATAAACCTTGTGCATCTGCAGAATGTGGTTTTGGTTCTAATTGTGGATGTTTTTTTTCAAATTCAGATATGTGAACTCTAGCACCATTCCATTCTATAACCATTTCTGAGTATGGAAACTCCTGTCCTGATCTGTCTGATATAAATTTTGCGTATTTACCTGATGATAAATTTGACATTATGTCTCCGAATAATAAACTTTAGGACTAATATAAGTGCTAGATGATGAGCCGTCCTCTGCTAATGCTCTTTGTAATTCATCTTCATACAATAGTTTCATTTGTTGAACTCTTTGCGGTGCATTTTTTATAGCAAGATAATATGCTAAACCAGCAACCATACATGGAACAAAACGATAAGGAACGTCAGTTGCATTTGTATAATCACCTACATCTTGAATTCTTTTTACATAATAAAAATTTATAAACTTTCCAGCTTCATTTGATCCAGGTGTTAAATATAAAGTTATTGTAACTTTATCTATGAATCTTTGAACAAAATATTGTGTTGGAACTCCTGTAGATGTTTTGTTTGATAAAGCTTGGTACTGAGATCTATTTATTTTTGTAAGTGGTGAGTCTATATTAGAGTTTCTAAAAGATGCTTCTAACACATCATCTACACCATATACAGCTGTAGCGCTTGAAGTACCATCACTTGTTGACCTAAACATTGTGTATTCTGCTTGATCTGCAACTAAAGTAATGCTGTTATTTGCAACTTCCCAATAATGTAAACCTCTATTTGCCCATTCTTGAAACAGGATATTAAGAGATCTTCTTGCAGATTTAAGCTGATAACCTGAAACGTTTTGTTGTCCAATACGTTCGTAAGCCTCTTCTACTATTTCATCAATAGAAAAGTTTTTATCAAACGTCGCTGTTCCAGAGGTAGTGTTAGCCATTTAACCTCCTACTTATCGATCAATACAGTCGCTTCAACGTTAGCACCAATTGCAGAAGTAGTCATACCACTTTCAAATAAAATCCCATCTTCAGGAATATTGAAAGCAAAAACATCTCCAGCTGGACAGCTTACTAAAAACTGAGTTACTCCACCTGATTGTAAAGTAATTGATTGAGTATCACTAGCATGATCATTTTCTAAAATGATACCTCTAAGTCTTGTTCTGCCAGCAAATACTGATCCTGTAGCTGTAACTCTAACTGCTTTTACATCACTTTTCATAATTTTATATTCTCCGTTAAATTAAGTATGGGCCCGAAGGCCCACACTAAATTAATTATTAACTTACTGCCGCACTAAACGGAGTAGCTGGTGTATTCGTACAACCTGAAATTACATCAACTTTCCATTTACCTGAAGCAATAACTGTACATTCGATTTTTGCAAATGTTACACCACCAGTAGTATCACCATTTAAAGTAATAGTATCTGATGTTGAAGCTGTTTCAAAACCAACAACGTTATCAGATGTGTCATCAATAAATAATGCACTTCCGATCATAACGTCAGTTGCGTTTGCAACTTGTACAACAAGATCTCCAGTCTTCGTAATTGAAGAAAAGATTTCAAATTTTGCACCAACGTTAGATAAGTTGTTTAGATCAGCACCTGGTCCTGCAACTGCAGAATCAGAGTTTGCATTTGTCGCTGGTAATGTGTAAGTCACTGCGCCTGCTGCATCATTGTGTACAATTTTTCCCGAATGAGAAGCAACTGTTAACGAGATGCTAGAATCAGCGTCTACGACATTAGCCGGACCTGTAGTAATAAATCCTGCTTTGGATGTTACCGGTCCTTGGAACGTAGTGTTTGCCATAGTGTTATCCTCCTAGTTACGTTTATGTAGTCTCTAGGCCGTCGACTATACGCGTCTACATAAACTTATTTGTATAGTTATTTTTTTATATACTAGATTTTAATAGAGCGCAAGAGAGCCTGTAATGTGGATAAGAATTTTCCAACGATGTAGCTTTTTGTTAAGTAGCTACTGAAACTTGTGGAGCTGCATCCTCAATCTTATTTTCCATATGAGCTTTTTGTGCTTCCGCTGCTCTTATGCTGGTAAGAACTTCTCTGACTTTTCTGTCGATCTTAACCATATTGAGAGTATATCTACCCTCTTTAAGATGCTCCTGCTCCCATTCGAGATCCAGACCCCTTTTCTTCGTGTAAAGGTCGTTTAGATGTTGCATCATGTTCTCCATCGATAACCTCCTCATAGGTTATTCTTTGTACTCTTGGATCCATCATTTCTCCAAGATGTTCCCACTTTATATCACCTTTTCCCAATCTGTCAACTATGGCATTTTCTATATCTATAGGGCCATCCAAACAATTAATTATAAAATCTGCATGATATTGATAAGCGTTAATCTGTACTCTGAAGTTTTTAGGGTGCATTTTTTCTTTCTATTTAGTGATTGTGGCGGAACTGTGTTCCGCCACAAATTATTGATTAAGCACCTGGTGATGCGTAGATTCCTCTAGGATCAGATACGCCAAATACGTATCTTTCTCTAGCTTTGTATCTAACATTGCCAGTATCGAAATCGCCTTCCATTTTTGTAGTTAATGGAGCTCTTTCCATATGCTTCATTCCGTTTGGTACGTCTGTAGTAATGTAGAACGCATCTGTGTCAGTTAAATAGTGGTTAACTGTGTATCCACCAGGAACCATTCCCATAGATACAAGTGCGTTAATGTCATTATCAGCAGTTCCAACTCTCTGAGAAGACTTCATCAATCTCTCTGCAGTAAACTGAAGAGCAGATGGAATTATCATCTTCACAGCTTTTGCAGCGATCTTTAAACCTCTTTCATCAGTAAGCGCTGCAATGTCAATCATTGCTTGCTCTAATGAAGTTTCGTTTAAGTCCGCAGCAGTTGAC